TACACCTGTTGTTTGGAATGAAGATGAGATTGTCACTGGTGGTTTGAAGTTAAATAGAATTGACCCTGCTACAAGTGTTGGTTTTGGATTGAATGGTTGTAAGAAAGATTATTTGGATTATGATAATGGTTGTTATGTTGAAGAATTTCGGAAGAGTGTTTTGGATGTTGAGGAGAGTATTATTAAGGGTGAAAATCCTAATGAATATTTTGCTGAACAGTTTAAAGATGAATTGCGTGATTTGAACAAGGTAGAAAAGCCTCGGATTTTTAAAATGTGTCCTTTGATGTATACTGTACTTGGAAGAAAATATTTTGGAGAGATGATGTATTTTTTGTTTTGTAATCGGAAACGAAATGGAATTATGATTGGAATTAATCCTTTTTCGAAAGATTGGTCTGAATTAGTGGAAATTTTAACGAAAGTTGGAAAATCTACTTTTGATGGTGATTTTGAGAAATGGGATAAGAAGATGTTGTCAATGTTTCAACAAATTTTGAACAGGTGTATTTTGAAAAAATATACCTGTTTAGATTTGAAAGTGCAGAGAATAGTTGAGTATTTGTTGTTTATAGTTATGATGACACCATCAGTTTGTGTTGACGAAGTTGTTGTGACCACTCATTCGCTGCCTACTGGGTTGTGGATGACTGGTTATTATAATTCGTTGATACATAAATGTTATATGGCTTATGCTTTTTGTTTTTTGTATTTTGAGAGATTTGATAATGTCCCTTTGATTGAGATTTATTGTAAGAATGTTGTTAATGTTGTTTATGGTGATGATGGATTGAATAGTGTTTCTGATGATTTTAAGGAGTTGTTTAATGGCCCAAATGTGTCACGTGTAATGATGCTATTGGGTCTTGGTTATACTCAAGGAGATAAGGGTGCCTGGTCTTATTCGGTTCGTAGTGTTTATGAATGTTCTTTTTTAAAGAGAGGATTTTCATTTCACCATGAGTTGGGTGAGATTGTTGCACCTTTGTCATTGAAGAGTGTTCAATCAACTTTGAATTTTGTTAGGGATGGTTTTCGTAATGATGAATTGACTTTAGAAAAGTTGTATAATTTTCAGCGTGAAGCTTTTTTACATGGTATGCAATATGATGTATTGATGCGGCACGTTGAGACTTTTACGACTGATCATAATGTTCAGTTTATGCCATTGACGAGAAATTATTTGATAAATTTGTATAGGGAAGGACAGTTTGTTAAAATGTTGGAGTATTATTAGATGTATGTTTGTTTTAGTTAGTTAGTTGTTGTTTTGTATTTGTTTAATTAAATTAAATAGGGCGGACTTAAACACCTCCCTTAAGAGTGTAATAGTAGACTCGATGTTTGTTTTCTACGGT